ATGTACTGGAGAATGTTTTGACGAGTTGGGTTTACATTTCCTGCGTTGTAAACTTTAGACTTCCACCAGGTATTAGCTGTACGGCTGATATTACCGTAGGTCACTAAGTTTGTACCGTCATCAATCGCACCAGGCAAGCCAATGAATTGTTGAGTATTGGTGTAGTTGTTGTACAAAGCAGTTGCCATCGCATCCATCATCACATTGGTTGCATCGTTCATACGAGCTTCAATGAGAGGAATGATTGCGTAGTCTTGCTGAACTGCACCTTCCATACCGAGGAACGGTACTGGTGAGATCATTAGCTTAAGGTTGAACTCAGCGTTATATGCACCTTGCTGAACTGATGGCTGGTTGAAAGAACCAGAATAGTCAGACCATTGTGCATTGACGAATTGAGCGCCTTGAACTGGTACGGTTACTTGGGATACACCGCCTGAAGCCTGTTGACTGTTAGCAATCAAAGCAGCCATCAATGGTGTGCTGTTGTAAATCTGTACGACCAGCTTGGGGATAAATGCTCTACGAGTTACATAAGTAAGCTCGTTATATTGCGATGAACCCGTTGCTGGAACTATTCCGCCACCTATTGGCATAATAATTCTCCATTAAAAGTAAATATCCCCATTTACTGCTGTTTAAATACCGATAGGTCTGCTATTTTTACGCAGATCCATCAGAGCTTGTGCTGCTTCATTCCTTGCACCTTGAGTTGGGTTTTTCCAGTATTTTGATAGGTCAAACTTGCTCATAGCACTTGGGTTGTATCCCATGCTGTTATTGCCTGCGGGGGTTGCTGCTTGTTTCATCCAATCCCAATACTGTGCTGCTGTTTCGTGATTGGTCATACCCTGCTCCAACATGAGTTTTTCAATTTCTGCAATGTCCTCGTCAGTTTGAGCTAAACCTTTAGACTTCAGTTTTGCTCTACGCTTTTCAAGTTCATCTACAGCATCTTTTTCACGCAGTTTAGCTTCTAATTGCATAACTCGTTCCTCGGCAGCGTTCACCTTTCTTTCGGTGTAGTCCTCGATCTCAAGTTCTGGAATTGGAAGATTCGGTCTGACCTTTTTGGTCAAACGCAATGCTTCTTTGCGAGTAGCGGGATTCTCAGCTAACTCTTTCATCAAGAGAGCCAATTCATCCCGTTGTTCTAAACTAATATCTTCTAAGCTCATATCTATCCCCTTTTCTTAGTTAGATAACTTTTTTAGTATCGCCAGGCTGTGACATAGACATCATGTTCTTGTAGCCAGCTTTACCAGCAGAAGTCAAACCACCAAACTCGGAGTAACGAGGAGTGTTGATAACTTGACCATTCTTTTGATTGTTGTCTGTAGGTCTGCGAGGACTTGCAGCACCACGAGGTTTAAATAATTCCATGATGATTCCTTACATTTGTGGAGTTGGAGAAGGCATCCCACCAGGCATACCACCACCCATTGGAGGAGGAGGCATACTACCAGGTGACATACCAGGGATTGCTGGTGCTTGTGCCATTGCTTTACCTTCAGGCGTAGCACCACCAGCTTGAGGTAATGTTTGTAACATTTGCATAATTTCAGCAGGCTGCAATTCATTTGTCTTGGCTTTCTTAGGACCAATTACAGAGGTCATGCCACGAATTGCTGCTAAGACTTTTTGCCCTTCAACGCTTTCGCTACCGAGGGCTGGCAAAGATTGTTCTAACAAATCCATTGCCATTGAAATATTGATCATCGCTGCTTCACGATTACCCATCTTAGGTTCAGGGGTACTCATTGGTGAACTCATAGGAGGAGCAGAAGCATCGGACATCGTTGCTCCGCCTTCAGCAGGAGGAGGCAAACCGCCAGGAGTGGCTGAATCCTTCTGGCTTTGAATCATTTTCATCAGTTGATCTGAGGGTACGCCCATAATCTTTCCTATTCAATTACCGCTAATCGTAATCTTAATACAACAGTTGTCAAGTGGGGAGGTTTATTTAGTTTCCTCCTCCCCGTAGGACTTGTTTGGTCACCCAAAGCAATCCTTACGGATTACTTACGAGCTTTACGACCTTTACGCTTTGTACGCATGGTGATTTCTCCAATAAGCGTTACCCTACTCATTTTTTAGGGAGAGCAGGACACCCCTTTTCTCTTTCGTGTGAAGGAGTGAGAAACTTATCTGCGGGATTTACGACCACGCTTGGCTTTTTTACCGTACATATCAATCTCCAGTTAGCTATCCCCTACTGAATTTATTTGCAGCTTTTACGACCTTTGCGAGTTTTGCGAACCATGTTCATCTCCAAATTAAGCTATCCCCTGACTGTGCGACCATAAGTCCGAGTTTTCGGACTACGATTAAAACTTTGTACTCCTGAAATACGATACTCTAAATTCGGTGATCTCTCACCACTTTTTAAAGTTTGTGTAGTAACTCTTGGTTGATCTGCTTTAGGTTGTACATTTTGTGCCATTAGCCTACCTCTGGTTCTTTCTTGCCTTTAGGAGCAGGAGGTGGAGGAGCTGGTTGATTAGCTTGTTCCTTTTCCCGCTTCTTCAGTTTATCTTTAATTAACTGCTTCATTGGTGGTTCAACTAAATCTAACAAAGATTCTTTGTCAATAGCTTGCGCTTTAAACAGATTAAATGCAAGAGAGCGTAAATCCTCTTGGAAAATAGGGCTGTTAGAGTGAGCATCTACTTTAACTACGAAATCTTTAGTAAATTGCTCGGCAATGAACGGCACATTGTCAACATCTTTAAAGTGGGTGTCACCATAGGCTTGCATGAGCTTGAGATACAAAGTTGCTACCTTTTCTAAGCTATCCTCGACAATCAACGCCCTTTTTTTCGCCCTTGACGATCCGAGCCTTGCGAGTTGGGAGGCATGACCTTGGCTTCTAACACCTGATTCACCTCGACCACTAAGCACATTGCTAATACCAGATACTTCGGCAAACATCGCATCAATTTCATGTAAAACCTCAAACAAATCAGGTGGCATATTGGGTGCTAGGCGTTCTACCTTAGCATTAGGCATATCAGAAGCTAATAAACCACCTGGTCTATTTAATGCAAAGTTCTTTTCATCCAAAATGCCTGTAAAACCAACTAAGCTGGTAGGTGGTGATACTTGCTTGGATAATAGATCGAGAATCTCGGTCATACGCTGATTGCGTAACTGTTGCAACAACATGAGCTTTTGACATTCGGATGCTCCCCAATAGTAATCGTACTGTGGGTTAGGACAAATCTGAATAAAAGGACATTCACCTTTTAAAAATAGGCTTGCACCAGGTCTGTCATAAATAATCACATCTGGCACAGCCATTGTGACCACTTGATAATCTGCGGTATCGTCATTCCATACCCACAGCTCTTTCATTTCAATCGTTTCCTCAGCAACCTTGGCTTTGTAACGGTTCATACCGTACAACTCCATATTGATGTTGCCGTAAATGTTCGGGCTGCTTTGGCTCATCACAATACGGTTAACTGCTTCTGGAATATCGGATTCTTGTTCACGATAGCCAGCCGTTACTCTTGAAACAATATCTTCCCGCTTAGGATGGCTATACAGACGGGCATATAGTTCACTCTTTGTGATGTAGTAGGTTTGAACAATCGCTTCTTGCCTGTCTGTATAAGGGGTATCCTCCCGCAACACGCCCATTGCAGAAGGCTCAATCATGTAAGGGTAAATACCGTTGTTATATACGAGCTTGACAAAAGTGCTGTTGTACACCAGCGACCAGGTTAGTGCGCTTGAAAATACTTGGTCTGCATTGGAATTGAGCCACTCATCATTCAGAGCTTGTGTTAGAACTGGGGCTTTTTTATGCTCCATCTCAGGCACAGAAGCACCAATGTTAATGGAGAATCGGGTGGTTTCAGCAGAATATAAAAAACTGGTGAGCTGATCTAAGTGCGGATTGATTTTGTTAAAGTACGCTGGAGGTTCTTCAGGTCCAGCGCCAAATAAGAAGTATGCCCGTTGGGTAGTGTAGTCACCACGCCTTTCTTCTTTTGATACCAAACACTTTTGGATCAGGTCTAAGTAAAAATATTCTCGCTCAGTATTATTTGACGGGATTTTCATTTTTTGATCTGCAAGTTATCGGGATCTCTCATTGTACCGCCAGGAAGTGTTGTAGGTCCTGTTTTAATACCAGCTTGTCCTGGTGTCAAGCCCACTTGCTCATCTCTGATTGGCTTAATCATTCCACCCAATACGGATTGCATATTCATACCTTGGAATCCGCCGCCCCAGATTGCCGAGTCACCTGGGCGGGATTCTTTTTGAGCTGCCTCTTGCGCCACAGGTTTGATTCTGTCTTTGTTAACTCCTTTTTTACGGGTAGCGAACTTTTCTGCGTCTGCGTATTCTTTTTCGGTG